CGTCTGATACTAATTTAATCTTTTCGCCAACACCTTCAACATACCACTCGCCCTGTGCATACTTTGCAGGAGTAACTGTACCTTGGAAATATAGCTTCATTCCATTGGATAGTTTATATCCATTTGACATTGTATATTCTTGTTTGCCAATGATTTCTGCATCAACATCAATTGAACTATTTTCTACAACATCGTAAATTTTAATTAGTCCACTGGTATTAATATCGTTTCCGTTAATATAGTATAATGTATCCGGAGCATTAATATCTACTCTAAAAGTAATTGTTCCAATGTCTGTTGTTTGTGTACTGTCGTCAATACCGTCAGTATACAGTACTTCTGAATCTAAACTTCTTTGCGTTCTAAAAGTTAAAGGCATGCCAGGAGTATTAAGAATAAACGTATATGTTTGTCCTCTAAATAATTTTAATGACGGATTCTGTGTTTTGCCATCTGGTGAAAATACATACGCTGTGTTATCAAGATTGTCTTCACTTGTAACTGTAAATGTACTATCAATGTCTTTGGCTTGGCCAGCAACACCAATACCTATTGGACCATTTGGTAACCAATAGTATTCTCTAAAGTTTGTAAACTTGTCCCAATTAACATGTGGGTTCCAAGCATAGTACTCTTGTCTGTTTAATACACTATCGTTTGAAACTGTGCCGTTAAACGCTTTAATCTGATTTTTATAATCGTTGTAGTCTTTATAAAACGTAACGTTGTCTAATTCATCTTGAATAACTGTAGCAGGTTCAAATTGATAATTTTCTCTATCAGCATTTACATCTGAAACATAGTTATCACTGGCTGTTCTAGCCTTGGCAATTCGTCTACCGTAGTATGCTGATATTTTTTCAGCAACGCCTGGATTTAAAAGCTGATCTAATGTAGCACTTAGAAACTTCTTATTAGAATCTGTTCTAAAATACTTAGGAAGATGGTCTGCACTAGTTCGCTTCGACTGATTTGCACCTACTGGAAGAGCGTTATCAGATTGATTATCATTAAAAGCCATTTAGACTATTCCCCATTAATAGCCACTACTGTATGTAGTGCCACTTGTAATTCCGTTGCTTGTTGTCGTGCCTGATGCAGTAACAACAGTTCCTGATGCTTGTATTCTACTTGCGGTAATAGCATCAATAACTGTAATGTCATCAACTGTTGCTCCGCTAATAAAAATTTCGTCTGCTTCACTTCTTATTTCAAATAAACTACCAAACGACTGTTCAGTCTGCCTTGGTACAATGATTAAACTTACTAAATCTGGTGAAACTTGATTCATTACATATGTGCTTAGTTCAGTGAAGTAAAATGTATCTCCAAAGTCCCAATTCTCAAGTGCAAAGAATTCGTTAATTGCTGTAATAACCTTTGATTTAATATCATTGTCATTTACAACTTGTTCTGAATTTTTTACAATTTTAAATGTTGCCTGCATGTTTGTTTCTGCTTTTGCACCAAATAGTACTTTGTATTTAACTGGGTGATATATAACTTCGTCACTAATTGACTTAATTTTATTAATCTCTGCTCCGTAGCTATTAAACAAATTATCACTACTTGGAGGTAAAGGTAACGCTGGTGTTACTCCTCTCAAATACTGTCTAAACGATGCATCATATTTCTTTGTTAATAAGTAACAATCATTAATGTTTGTACTACTTGGATCAATACGATTATCATCATCTGCTGTATGCACATAATGGAACTTTAATTTGTCTCTGCCTACGTAGGCTTTATAGTCTGTTGTTTGTGTTAACAATCCTGTAGTTGCATTATACTTCTTAAACACTTCTGTGCTTACAACATAAAATACTTTTCCAGTTGGCATACCTGATAGCTGTATAAACCCATCGTTAGTAACTACTGTAATATTTTCATCAGCATTGTCACAATATTTAAAATCTTCAATGTTATCAGATGTTATATATTTCTTTAAGAAAATAAACTTTGAGTTAACATTAGTTGTTGGAGAAATTAATACGTTAAATGTATCAGGATCATCAACTACCGAATCATCATCAGTATCAAAGAATCCAACTTCAATCTTTTTACTATCAATGTACCCTTCTGGGTCTCTGTATTCTTTAACAATTTGCCAAGGATAATCACTACTAAATGGTGCAGTACCGTCTGGTAAAGTATTAATAGATAATACGCTAATTTTATCTTTAACAATTTGCCCTGTTTTATTATCGTAAATTTTCTGTTCGCTATCGTAGAAGAATCTAATTTCTTCATTGCTTTCAAATACGTATCTTAGTCCTCTATAACTAATAGTATATGTTGCTCCGTCAGTTTCAAACAATAATAACCAACTTGCATCAAGTTGTTGGTTTGTAATATCACCTGTTTTACCTGTACTAAAATTACTTGTAATATCTAAATTATTTTCTGTAACTAAACGCCACTGTCTTAAATTAGCATCGTATCTTAACCCAAATGTTCTGTATGCAAACACTTGATCAATTAACTGGGTCTTAATGTCAGTTACTAATGCCTTACTAAACTTTGGTCTAATTTCCGCTAGTACTGCGTTAGCTGGAATAATATCATTAAATGCAATTGGTCCAGTACCGTCAATATTGTTTGTTCTGCCGTCACCTGCAACACTTACTACTTTTGTCCAAACGTAATCTGTTGCATTGGTTGGTAATATACTACCCGTTCCTAGTGTTCCGTTGCTATTAAAGTATTGGCCTGTTGGTGCTACAAATTTAATTAAACTTCCTGGTTCAATAAATCGTAGTCCACTACCAGTAAATGTTCCAACTTGATATGTAGCATCTTGTGAGTCTAAAAACTTACCCGTACTATAATTTGTTGCTGTAGATAGTTGTGACCATTTTGCTTGTAAATCTGCAACTAGGACCTTTGGAAACTTATCAAGGTAATAGTTAATTACAGATGTTTTTGACAACAGTGGTGTAATTATATTTTCAATAGTTCCTTCAACATCTGTTCTAGTACTAAATGTAAACTGTTCTTTACTTTCTGTTAATTCTTTGTAAAGAAGACCGTCTGTTCCAAACAAACTAGTATTTGAATATTTTCCTGTAGAATCTAATAAGTCGTAATACCTACTAATTCCACTTGCGGATCTATTAACAGTTTTAACTTTAATAATTTCTTGGCTAATACCTAGTGGTGCTACTTGGTAGTCTTCACCAGTTACCATTCTATTTTGTGTATAATAAGTTGACGGAGCGTTTGCTCTAATACTTGCGTTAGTTTCGCTTCTACTTGCATTGTCAACTGTGTACTTCAAAGAAAATGCTAAATTTAGTGTTTCAGAATTTCCTGCTTTAGATATGTACGGAACTGCTACAGAAATATTTGTTAAGTCTTTAGGAACAATATTAAACGAATCATTAGCACTACTTCTATAGTATGCTCTAAATGCCCCTTTAGGAAGATTACCAAATACTCCGTCACTAAAGATCATATCAATTGCATCTTGTGTTTTTGTTAATACAGCAAAAATGTTTCTTTGATTTTTTCTTGTACTATTGTAAACAATGTTATTACCTTCAACAGCATCAACTTTAGTCCACAACTCGTCCTCTGCACCAATTGAATTTAACTTATAAAGCCAAACATCATCGTTGTTGACATCTATTGAATCAATACTTACAACTTGGTTAGTGCTAGGCGTGTCAATGTTAAATGCCCCTGTATCAATAACTCCCTGACGGAAGTGTGCAAAAAATCCTGCGTTAGTTGATCCTGGTCCTCTGCCATCATCTCTAAAAAGAAATCCTAAACTGTTTCCTGGTAATGGTGCTTCTTCTGAAATTACACCGTTACTAACATCTGTAGAAACAATCTGAAACTGTAAACTTCTACCATCAACGTTTTTACTAAAAGTATAAACAGGAACATCAGTATTGGAAGCGTTAAATCTGTATTGGTCTGTAGGTACACCTTCTACTGAGTCTTTTTTAATTGGTTTACCAAACTGCGAATTTAAAGGCAATGCGGCATTTAGTACTCTTTCAAACTGCTCTCTCCAAGTAGCGTTACTTGGGTCGTTCCAAATAACTGATTGGCTAGCTACATTTGTTCCGTTGCTATCAATTACATCTTCTGTAGTTGAAACACTTTCCATTTTAAGCAATCCGTTAGCTGGTTTATTACGCTTAGGATTATAAGAAAGTAAACGTGCTAGTCTTAGTACGCTTTCTCTACGAGATGCAAGTTCTAAAAAGTTTTCTCTAGCATTTAAGTCAACACGGAAAGCAACGTTTTGTCCTAGGAAAGCAATAAGGTCAATAAGTGCCAAGTATTCACTTGATTCAATGTAATCGTTAAAGTCCTCAGGATAATTTTCTCTGAGGTAATTAATCATAGTTCTGCGTAAATTATCAAAATCGTATGATTTAAATTCAGCATTACGGAAAGACTGATAGACCTTGGCCCAATCCTCCGCTATTAGTAATCTGTTCTGTCTATCTGTTGACGCCATTTGTTTGCTTTCCTTAGTATAGTACTATTTATTGTATTGCGTTAAGTGTGTACTTAATTCACTCCCGCACTCTCGTCAAATGTTAGACGCATCTTTTCACTGATATTGTAAGGCAAATATGTTAGATCACAGTCGATAATAATACCACTCTCGTATGAATCAATAACAATTTTGTTAACAACTATTCTTGGATCTGAATTTACAATCTGTTTAACATTTTCAGCTATTGCTTCTTCCATTGACGGAGTCATTGGTTCAAAGATAGCGTCCCATATAATTGTACCAAACTCAGGATTTTCTAGTTTTTCCCCTTGTCTGATATGAAAATGATTTAATAAATCTTGTTTAATTAACCCAATGTCATATAACGTCTTACTTACGTTTTCTGGGTTAACAGTACTAAGCCCTCTATAGGCACGATTAGCAGTTGCCGGGTTACCCGGGCTACTAGATGATGTAACTGTAATATTTTTATATAATTCGCTTGCCATAGTACTATATTTACCTTAATTTTTATCCATTGGTTTTACTGTCTTTATTAAACGTATCAGGAATTCTAGGCGTTGGTTTATCATTCTTAGTTGTAAAATTATTGTCTCTATCTGTAGCAAACGGCTTGTGTGCTGTAGGATTTAAATTTTCATGCCAACCCCATGGTTCATGTTGTGGAACACGCTGTACTAGTACCGGTGATTCTTCTCCTGGAACAGTATGTGTATTCAATGCACTAACTGGATCAGCTGTTGCGGCTGTTGGACCATTCATATGAATGTTTGATGCTGTTTCTGTATGATTTCCACCACTATTAAAGTCTGACGTTGTTCCTGCTGTAAACTTGTTTGCACTACCTGTGTTTAAATCAAAGTTAGTTGATGTTGTAATTTTTCCGTTTGCACCGATTAATATGTTTGTGTCAGCACTTGACTCTATTTGTATTTTTCCTTTGCCAGCTTTTGTTCCTGTGTAATTTCCACTTGCTTTTAAGTACAAGTTAGCACCAGCTTCAATTGTAACATTACGGTCTGCTGTAAAGTTAAAATCATTCTTAGTGTGCATACTAATACTATCGCCGGCATATATATCAACTTTGCCATCGCTTGTAAGTTCAATCCAACTTGTTCCTCTAGCATTACCTACATAAATCAAATCTTCACTATTATGTAAAAGTATTTGATGCCCTGTTCTAGTACGCACACGGAATAATTCGTTGTGTGGAAGGTCTGGCTTGCCATCAGTTTCATTAGCCATTACATCAGCATACTCTGGAGGACCATCTTTGGCTGTAGTTTTTCTTAAAAATTTATCATCGCCATCATCTGCTACAAGTGATGTGCCGCCAAGTCTTGATTTAAAGACATCGGCATTTCCTTCTAATGTTCCTATTTTTGTTTTTGGAGCACC